GTATCTCACCTGCCCATAGCAATGCCAGTACTTGTCTAAATGCTTTAGCCCAACCCTCTTTACTATCTTTAACTATAATAGTTGTGTCGCTGTCAAACATTGTTGGTACTTCGGGTAACTTAGATATGTACTGTCTCTCCACACTAAAGCCTACACCTGTACCACACAGTAACACAAACATAGCCTCATCAAAACTTTTGGGGTCGTCAACTGGTAGGTAGCTACAGTTGTATCCTGCTGTATTGTCTCGTTCTAATGCAGGACCTGCAGTCATCATAGCTCTCATGGATGGCATTACTTGCAGTGATATGATAGCGTCGTACAACTCTTTTTTGGTATCCGTATCTATAGCACTTGCTGTACATATTTGATCTACATACCTAGACACCGTTTCGTTCCAACTCTCTCTACGCCCCTCCGTGTCTAGCCATCTTGCGTAGCGTGACTTGTGAATGAAAGATTGATAGTCCGTTGGTAAATAGTTACCGTCCATAGTCTTTTCCCCTGACTTTAATTTTTTCTATTCTTACATCGTCAATATCATGCAATGCATTTGCTATTACTTCTTCAACATCTCTCTCGTGTTCATCTTCTACTAGTGATAGGACATTGCCCTCTTCGTCTACCTTCATTGCAAAAGATATATGGAAAGATCTGTAGCTCATCTTTTTTCCGCCATTCGTTCCTCATAGGTACGTATTCTGTTTGTATACCAAGCAGATTTATCTAAATCTTCATCGCCATTCTTATACCCCTCACGCCAAGTATATTTAATAATGTTACCTTTGCAGTATCCCCTAAACTCCTCTGGAGTAAGTGCCGCTTCAATAGCCTCAATGCACTCAATGCCAGCGTGATTATAATGAGGAGGTTGATTAACCATATCGTCTGTCATGCGTTGCCTTTTGTTTTAGTTAGCGGGCCAAACTTTATTACGTTGCCCCCTGATGTTTCTATTTCTACTTCGGGTAATCCGTTTGTTTCTTCTTCTGCATCTTGTTCAAACATCTCTATCATCTCATCTCTACGCTCTTCTATTATCGACACAACATCAGGGAACTCGTGAGCAATACTTAAAAAGGCACTCAGGAATGTAGCACACCTAATAAGATCTGTTACTATATCTTTATCTAATTTATTTTCTGGGCCAAGAGCTAATCCTGTAGATATTAAACCAGTCCACTCTCCTTCAGTATTAAAATGTATTGGGCGAAGTATAAGAGCAACTTCATCGTCTGCTAATGTGTATCCCATTATGTATCCTTTCTTTTTGTTTTTAACTTTATCACAGTAGCAGAAGTACACCTACCTTTTTCTGTTAGCCATTCTATAGGGATAACTCTGTGCGACCACTTAAAGTTATTCTTCTCACACCATCCTGAGTAACGAGTCTTAGAACCTTTATACAGTTTAGCCTGGGCATTACTAAATACAAAACGTATATCTAGTTCAGGGTGTTGCTTTTGAATAGCTAAATGCTTACGCCTGTCATCATTATCAAACAATCCTTTAGCCTCACATATGATGCCGTTGTCTAACTGAAAGTCAGGTGTGTAGGTACGATACCGAAGATCCTCCCATTGGACCTTCAGTAGTTCGTAGCGTACTTCTTTTTGGTGATGTGTTAAGTAGTCAGCAAGTGTTTCTTCTAAGCCACTTCTGTAGCGTCGAGAATTGTGTCTACGTTTGCTATTATTCTTTTTTACCATCTGTTAGGAGAGCCTTTAATTCATCAATTTTAACTCTACCTATTGCATTTACACAGTTAAATGCGTGACCTAAAAAACCAGATGTACTTGTATTAATTTTTAAAAGTTCAACTAATTCTTTCTGTTCATTTGTCATATCATCTGTATTGTAGTCTGTACCTTCGATTGTCATCTTTACCATTATGCTGCCTCTTTATGTGAATTTATTTCTATGTAGTATGCCACTGGTTTTACTTTTGCTTTAGATAGCAAGGAGTCCCTAATCTGTAATTCAGGCCAGCACTTCTTTTTGTATGAACAGAACCCACACGTTTTATGTAGCACTACATTTCCTGTTAGTTTTCTACTAAACGTTTCAGGTACGGGTTCAAAGCATCTTTCAAAGGGCATATCATTATTTAGATAATCTGCAGTAGCCCTCATCTTTTCAAGTTCAGCAGGTACGTCCATCTCCTCCGTTGCCGAAAGATATTTGTATCTACCATCTTGTTTATTTATAATCCACCAACCGCCAACCTCGTGGCCTGATGCTGTGGCATACCCTGCCAATTGAGATACATAGCCAAAGTCATCTGAACTGCTTAGGTCATAGAAGCTAGAAAACTTTTTCTCGTAGCCATAAGGAGTAGTTGATTTTACGTCATCAACTCTATTGTCTAGTACTAAGTCGTACTCCCCTTTAACTTTAGTTCCATTACCTAAGTCTAATGTTACCTTATCGTTATCCTTAAAGGGAACACCTGCGGCTCTAAGTACTCCCTTAAACACTGCTTCAATTATCCCACCAAACAACATATTAATTAAAAAGTTATGTTTAAAAGGTTCTTTGTCTTCGGGGCTATTCTTTTCAAACCAAAGTTGGCACTTAGGACGGCCTATGTTTGACATCCTAAGTCTAAAGTCACCACGAGGACCACTGGTTAGTTGCTGTTTAAATGCGTCTTTAACATCCGTAGCAACTTGATCTATAATATCCTCAGAGAAGTTTGCTCTGCCTGCCAGTGCTTCCTCGATAAAAGAATCAATAAATAATTCCTTTTCATGCGCCATTATATAGCCGCCCCTTCAACATTGACTAACTGCGAAACTAATGTTTCCTCTTCGCTATTTAGTTCTTCTTTGTTTAGCTTTGACCACTGTTCAGTAACATAAGTATTTCGCATTTTAATCCAGTCAGTAAAACTATGTACTGTTTCTCGTTCTCTACTAATAAATTCAGCAAGCGTATCTGCTTTTTCCTCCTCTTTAATAGAGAAAGACATTGTAGAAAATGCTATAGAACCTTCATGCCGTATTGAATCAAGACGTATGTCTACAACATTGGCTTTAGTACATTCATATTTCTTGTTTATTTTATGAATAATATCATTTAATGCTTTTTTACTCTGTGCATTTGTAATCTCCATAGTAAACGGAATATTGTCTAAACCTTCAATAGCTTTGCCAGTTTCATCCATGCACCCCCCATCAAAACTTATTTTTCCCATCATGCAAAGAGTATGTTTTCTCTCTCTATAATGCGTTTTTTCCGATGAAGATAAACCTTCCCAGTCTTTGACGGAGGGACCACGGCCTACATTAAATGTACCCATTGTATCTTTTAAATCCCCTTTTAACCATTCATCGTCAACTAATACTGTTCTTTGAGTTCTTTGACTACCATCGTCCCAATAAGTATAGAGATATTTTTTACCGAAAAAACGAATTAGTGGATTAATACAATACACTTTTTGTTTATTTATATATAGTTCGTAAGCTCCTACGGGAATAACTTCCGTTTTAAGTATCTTACCTGCTACTTCTAAATCTCCCATCTTAGCGGTTTGTACTAGTTTAAGAGAGCCTAATTTTGATTCTTGTCTTACTGCAACTGTGGAACCATAAAGTTCTTCGAGTAAAGCAGAGTCTTCGTCGTTTATAATTGAAATACTTGTATTCATAATGTTACCTCTGTGGGGTTAAAAAGAGTCTTAAGTTATACACACAATGTCTTCTGTGTCAAGCCAATTTGGGCCAATCTTTGCTTCTAATAGCATTGGCACATTCATTTTTACATCATAGGCTTCTTCGATAATCTGATCAAGATCATTATTCATATCCGTAATAATTTGTATCACATAGTTTCTCTCCTTTGGATGTACATCAATTACTGTTGAGTCGTGTACTGTGTTGACTAAACAGGATTGTAATGGCTTTAGTCTTTCGTCCATCTCTAGTAGTACAACAGGTACAATATCTCCTGTAGCAAAACCTTGGACTGGATAGTTTTTTATCATAGTAAAGTGTGTGGGCGTTCCATTCTGTCTACGCTCAACATTAGGGAAAGCATACTGGCGACCTGATGGTGTAGTTATCTTGCCATGTCGCATCGCTTCATTGCCTAACTTCTTATGCCACGTAGCTATACCTTGGTACTTCTCATTAAAGTGTTTATAGTATGCCGCTTCTGCTCTGCTTCTACCATAGCCACTTGCACCAAAGAGAGGAGCAAACGTGTGGCCCTTAGCCACCTGACGTGTTGTAGGCTGACCCGCATCGCTGATAACTTTAGCTGTATAAGAATGTACATCAAACCCTGTAGCTATCTCCTGCATTGCTGTCTTATCCTGCGATAGATATGCGGCAACACGAAACTCTAACTGTGCAAAATCTGCCTCAAGTATGTGACCGCCCTGCCATCGAGATACAAAGACACGTTTTACGGGGAATGTACCACCACGAGGCATGTTCTGCATATTAGGGTTGCGACCACTGAACCTGCCAGTAGATGTTATGTGCTGAGTTAAACCAACGTGAAGGAAGCCATCCTCTTTTGTGTAGTTACTTATGCCCTCAACAAAGGATGATAGGTATGTAGTCACAGCCGACAATCGTTTTACATCCTGTAAGAATTCTATGGCTGATGTCATACGTTTTGTATTAGCTATAGATATGAGTATGTCTAAGTTATCTTTGCCTGTACTAAACCCATTTGCACTTACCCATTTTTTACTTGGAGGTGAGAACCCTAGACCTGCAAGTTTGTTAGTCTTCTTTAGCTGATACCCTCTACTTAAACAATCGGGACACTTGCTTGCTTTCTTAAAGTTAGAGCCGTCCTTCTTCTTTTTGTATCTACTTCCTTCACCATTACAAACAGGACAACTAAAAGCTATAGTCTTACTAAGTAGTTTGGTATTAGCGGCAACAGCATTTTTAAACTCAGTCGCATCCTTTGTAAAATCAAACAGTTCAACCCATTCTTTCTTATCAATAACCTTCCTGCTAAATATAACCTGAGACACTTGCTCTGGACTGTTAAGATTAACTGGAGTGTCACCCATAAGTTCTCGTATCTGTTTAAACAGCCTGCCCTCTATGTCTGTCTTCTCTTGTTCAAACTCTTTACGAACTACTTGAAGGGCGAGTCTATCCACTCTGAACCCTGACATGTACATTCGGGTAAGGGTTTTACAGACTCTAAAGGTAATGTCTCGAATTCTATCCATTCCGTTGGACTCGCTTTTGGAGAAGCCTTCGGTAAGAGTAGCAAGGAACAGTTCGCCAGTAGTGTCAATGTCGCAACCAAGATAATGTGTAAGCTCTTTAAGCGGTATTTCATTGGTGTTGTATCCTTCTTTAAAGTATTTCTTTAATGTATCGTCCTTCTGAAAGGTTAGGTTTCGTCGTTCGGCACAGGCCAGTAAACTCAACGGCTGTTTCTGCCCTCGCTGTAATATATATTCAGCTAACATAGTGTCATATATTTCGCCATCATATTTAAAACCACTAGCCCACAGCCACATCAAGTCATGCTGTGCGTTGTGCATGATCAGTAAGGTGGTCTTGTCTAGTATAGTTTGTAATAGCCTGGAATTAGCACCACTACGGTCAGACTCTTCTATATGATCAAACGTCAACAAGTGTCGCTCACTAGGTATATCCACATTCTTAGTACCCACCTGAACCAGAAAGTTATTAGGCTCAAAGGGGTCCATATGTGTCTTACCATTACGTTTAGTAGTTGTGTTCTCTACGTCTAGCACTAACCTCATTCTTTTGTAACGCAACCTGAACCCATACAGTCTGGGCAAGTTTCTGCATGGACACAGGGATTATTGGGGTCAGAAGGGAAATGTTCCCCCTCGTAGACTATTCCACTGCCATCACACGTAAAGCAATTAGTCTTCGGTCGGTCTGGATTATAGTACGTCATATCTTTCTCTCCTTATTATGCGGTATACTGTGCAATATCCCCTGCCAACTGGCAAGTGACACGACCATGAAAGCCGCCCTTCAATTTGTTTTTGGCTATGTTTAAGTGTCGTTCCATATCATCCGCCTCTCCTCCTTCCACTATCCTATTCTTCCCTATCAATATCATTAGGTCAGCTTCAGCCGCCTTACCTGTCTTACTACCCTCTAGCATAGATTGATCTGGCATAGCTAACCCTTCGGCTGCAGCACTTAATTGTGACAACCAGAACACAGCACAGTTATATTCTTTAGCTATGTTTCTAGCGTGTATGGTAGCATCTCTTAGATATACATCTGACTTGTCACTTGTTCGAGGAGCAAACTTATCTCCCATGTCTAGTACTAATATGTCTGGCTTAGTTGCTTTAACTACTGCTTCGACCCAACTGAGATCCTTACCTGTTGAGTCCCTGATATGTATATTAGAGTTTACCTTGTCGTATCTCAATGCCGCCTTTGCATAGTTACCTTTTATGTCATCTAGTGTCATAGTAGTAGCCGCTGATAAATACCTAGAGCCTACCCTATGTGCCGCCTCTTCATTACATAGAATTACGCACTTAGCTCCCTGATCAGCAAAGCCATGCGGGGAGGCTATAATAGAGGCATGGAAGCTAGTCTTACCTGCATTAGGTCTAGCTCCTACTATTATAAAGTGTCCCTTACTAATGCCCTCTACATTACGTTTAAGTGTAGGTATGTTAAACTTCCATTGTGTCTCTTCAGCGTTAGCTTGTAGCAAGGCATCTATACTCATATCTTCAAACTCTACTCTTAGGTTAGGGGTAAAATCATTTTGGTACTGGTCAACAATCTTTCGTAAAGACTCTAAACTATTCTGTGTACCATTAACGAAGTCAAAGCCGATGTTAGCTACTTCTTCACCTACCACTTGCTGAAACATCCTAGAGATAACTTGCGTAGCTACCTCATTATTTAATGCACTGCTGTTAGCTATCTTCTGAAAGATCTTTTGGTACTGCTCTTTGTTAGATGTAGTGAGTGTCTTGTTGGTTGCATAGAACAACGCCTCAAGATCTGCTAGGGATAGCCCTTGATCGTATGTCTCCATTGCATAGTCTAATGTTTGTTTTACTTTCCTAACATCCTTAGTAAATATTTTATCGGGGCATCGTATTCCCTTATGTAATTCATAGAATTCTTTATTCATTAAAGTTTTTAATAGTGATAATTCTGTCATGCTACCTTTCTTCTTCTTCCTAAAAATGATCCTCTGCTATCCCAACCTATCCACCTCATTGGTAGGGGCCACAGATACCACTGTGTTGATCTGCTCTTACCATCGTTCCAACATTCTTTAACTCTGCCCCAACTACCAACTTGGCACAGTCCCACACAAGCGGGGTAATGTGCTTCTTTGGACGCAGTAGTTAGATTGTTGTTTAACCACAAAGTATATCTAATCTGTGTAAGTCATCTGATTTCCTATACTTTATATCGTCCTGCAAACGCATTGCAATAGTGTCTATTCCTGT